CATCGTGAGATTGATGTACGCGAAGGTGAGCTTGAGTTGGCTGGTCAGACTCAGACAGACCTCGGAGCGTGGAGAGACATACAGAACGATAACGTCAATAGAGAGATTGCAATGAAGGAAGAGAAGAACAGAATTGATCTGTTCCTCGGAGAGCTTCAGGAGAGTGCTTTGGGTGCGGCTGACAGGAAAGCTGTCCGAGAGGCTACGGCTAACTACAGAGAGCAGCAAGATATAGCTACGCGTTCTATCAACACCGCTGCTGAATACTTAGCTCTTGAGCCTCTAGCAGGTTCTCAGGCGATGATAGATGAGAAGTGGAAAGCTCTACTCGGTAATGAAGATAAAGTGACTACACTGCGTACTGAGTTCAACCAGATCAAGAATAACATGGTGATGGAGTCACTACCTCCCGGTGTTGCGTCTGACAAGGACATTGCAATTGCCATGTCAGGATTCCCGTCAGCCACCGCTGATCCAGAATACATAGCGGACTACATGCGTGGTATGGCTAAACTTGCTGCTATCACAGCTGAGAGGGAGAGCGCTAGAGCTATTCACTTGGCAGAGAATGCTGGTCTTGACCACAAATTCGCTGCTGAATGGGAAGCTACTATGACTCCTGCGTGGGAAGAGGGCCTAGCTCAGAAGTACAAGTTCAATTGGAAGCCTGAGACAGACGAGGAGGGTAACATTGTAGAACCCTTGGGTCAAGCAGACGTAGACGAAATTAAAGAAATAAACGCCGCAGCCCGAGCTGATGAGGCTAGTCGATATGAAGAAGCTGAGGCATTGGCAGCTGAAGAGGCTGTCCGTAAAGCTAACCTGTTATCTGGCGTAGGCGCTGCCCAAAGACAATTCGGAGGCATCTAATGGTAGACTTTTCTAATCTTTCAGACGAGGAGCTGGCAGACCTGATCAGGAACACTGGCGGCGGCGGTAGAGCTGACGATAGGTCGTTCTTCAGTGACGTAGGCGGTTACCTCAAGTCACACCTAGAGGTTCCGGGTAGTGTTGGTGGTGCCTTAGGCGGCGCTGCTGCAGGTGCTGCTGCGGGTAGTGTCGTCCCTGTAGTGGGGACAGCTTTGGGTGGTATTGCTGGGGGTGTTATTGGCGGCGCTCTAGGCGCTGGTGCTGGTAGCGCTGCTTCTGACGTTGTTTCTGGTGAGGATGTAGACTGGCAGGACGTATCACAGGAGATGAAGACGTCTCTGATGTGGGATGCTGGTATGTTGGGGATGGGTAAAGTGATGCGGCCTGTAGGGGCTGCGCTGGGCGTCCCTGCCCTCAATTTGGCTAAGTCTGCTATAGGCATTAAGCCTAAGATTCCTTCAGCTCAGAAGATCATCAACCTAGACGACATTGAGGCTGGTACGCTTGATAGCATGAAGATCACACAGGAGTTCCTAACCTCTCGTGGCGGTAGCGGTCTGACGGCTACACAGACTGGTCAGGCAGGACTGCTGGCTAAGCTGGGTGACTCTATAGGCGATCTAGGCTTGTTCTCTAGTATACTTGCTAGGGGCAGGGTAGCGTCTAACAACGCAGCGATACGTGACGGTGTTGAAGACCTGATGGGTGAAGGACTGGACAGGATGGCTTCTGGTACGGTTGGTGGTGTTGGCGAGGTTGTCGCTGGAGTCATCGAGACTGGCAGGAGCGCTGCACGGTCTCTGTATAAAGACTCACTGAATAACCTGAACAAGGAGTTTGGAGGTAAACGAGTGTCTACACTGCCTGTGATGCGCGCTTTACACAACTTCAAGACTTCTCACGCTACAGACCTTGGTAGTAAGCTAGGAAAAAAGACACGCAAAGCTACTGAAAAGATATATGATCGTCTTGTCACCCGTACAGACACACTGGTGAAGGCTAAGTCTACTAACCTAGAAGGCCTAATAGAACTGCAGAAGGAAGTAACAGACATGATAGCGAAGGCTATGCCAATGGCTAAGAACGCTGATCCTAAGGCTGTTAGAGATTTGACTAAGCTAAACAAGGCACTGCAAAGCGGTATAGCTGACGCGGTTGGTCGCATCAATCCTAAGGCTGCTGCTACGTACAAGATGATGAACAAAGAGTACGGCGACACCATGAAAAACCTGATGCCTAAGATCAATAAGCACATAGCTATTGCTGCCGAAAAAGCCGACTACGATACGGTTGGACGTCTCCTAATCACTGGAACCAACACCAGTAAGATCAAGAAGATGATGTCTAGCATCGATGAGGCTTTTGCTGTAGCTGCTAAGGCTGGGGTGGACTTCAGTGGTAAGACTGTTAAGAATGCAGATGAGGCTAGGAAGTTTCTGAGGCAGGGCTACGTACAGGCAGCGTTCAGAGGGATGGACGAGACTACTGACCTGAGTGGTTGGAGTAGGATTGCGACTGAGCTGAACTCACCAGAGGCTGCAGCGAGAGCTAAGGCAGTCATGGGTGACGACTACGTCAACTTCAGGAAGATTACTAACGCCATCACTGACTTCTCCCAGAAGGGTAAGAGTAATATGCTAGGCTTGGCTGCTCGTCAGCGTGAGGTTAGTGCATTGTCTAATCTGGGTCAGATGGGTGTTGGCGCTGGCGCGGCAGGGCTGGGTAGCCTTGGTGTAGCTGGTGGCATCTTCCTAGCGCCTGTGGTGCTGGGTAAGCTAGCAACTAACAAACACGCTGTTAATCGTTTGCTAGGGCTTAACGAAGCCTTCCTGCGTGGCGACAAGGCTATCAGTGCAGAGCTTATGGCAGCTCAGATGGCTAAGATATTCGATAGCCTCTCTGAGTCTGATCAAGAGGACATCAAGAGTGCTTTCATGTCCCAGTAGAATCCTTTGTGCTACCTTAGGATCGTGCGTTACAGGCACAAAAAAGCCCACTAGAGACTTCCATATCTCTAGTGGGCTTTACTTTTGCTACACTTCGCAAGCTCCTGCTACACAAGCTAAGTTCTGAGCGCCTTCAGTTACGTCCTCGTACTCATCAATGTCCCAGTTAATAGTCTTAGGCATATCCTTCAGCAGTTCCTTGTACTCTGTTTCTTTTATCTCCTCGTAAGGAGCCTGTACATAGGTATGGTCGCTGTAAGGCAGAAAGCTAATCCCACTAACTGTATCAAAGTTATTGTACACCCACTGTCCTATTTCCAAGAACTCGGAGTCCCTGTAGTACACAGTGATGGACGGCTTGTGTTCGCACCAGTGTTCTTGCAGCACACTCCAGACCCGGAGCTGTTCCATAGCTCCCATGTCTGAGGTCGTCACAGACCGCACAGGGGCCTTTACAGGGAAGCTAAATACCCAAGTAGCAGGGTTAAATCTATCCTCCTCATAAGGAACCCCAGCGTCTATCAGGGCGTTACTCATAGGATCACGCTTGTCAGCCCGTACACGTCGGACGTAGAACTTGCTGAACCTTGGATGACACCCTGAGGCGCTGTTGACCAGCTGACTCACTGTACCGCTTGGCTTGATGCACGTAATAGCAGTAGACTGATTTATACCTAGCTTTTTTGCCCACTTCTTGTTGGTAGCTATAGATAGGTCTCTAGCCTCTGCTAATAGCCCAGCGTCGCCGCTTAGCTTGGTGTTGTCCATAACACCCGTGATACTGACACCTAATAACGCCTCTTCCTTGGTGTTATCAGCCCAGCACTTACGCAAGTACCGGAAGTCAGTAAGTGTAGCCTGTAGAGTACCTAAGATTGTCGCTATTTCCACTTTCTGTAAGAAACTGTCTTTAGTGTCGTTATTACGTAACACAATCTCAGACAGGTTACAGAACTGGTTCGGTCTTAGGATGATCTCTGAACACGGGTTAGTGCCAAAGTCATGCTCAGGGTCTCGTCGTCCATTCCTTGCCGCTATTGCTTGTGCAGCTGGACGTGAGAACAACCCTCGCTCTCCACTCTTGCTCTCAAACAGACTAGTCCACTCAGCCAAGAAACTCTCAAAATCAGGCTTCTCAGTATAGCAGACGCTGTTGTTAGCCAAGCCTCTGTGGGGTGACTCCTGCCACCACTCACCAGACTTAGCCCTCCTCATCCTGTCATCAGTTAAGTTAGACAGGCTTATCAACGCACTGCGTCGCACACCGCCGACAACCACTATATCGGCAACCTTACAACACAGGTCGTGACATTCTATAGAAGATAGTCTTCGACCAGCCGCTCCCTTGAATAAATCCACGGTGAACTTAAACAGGTCTTCCAGCGGATCAGGCCCAGAAGCCCTGCCGCCAAACGTCTTCAGAGGCTCTCCAGCAGGCCTTACCTTGGACACGTCCCACTTAGGCGACTGACCACTGTAAAGCAGCGACACAAGCTCTCTGAAGCTCTTAGCCCATCCTATCTTGCTATCGGCTACCTGAATGACGGTGTTGGTGTCGTGAAACTCCTCAGCCACCTCAGGCAGTTTGTTTATGTACTGACGCTCCACGCTAAAACCTACGCCAGTGCCGCACAGAAGTATAAACATTAGCTCGTCAAAAGAGCGTGGATGGTCTATAGGTAGGTAGGAGCAGTTAAACCCCGCTACATTGTCCCTCTCCAGCGCCTCTCCTGCCGTCATCACAGCCCTCATGCTGGGCATTACGTCTAGGTTGATGATAGCAGCTTCTATCTTAGCTGCTGTAGCGTCGTCTAACTTGTCTCTAAAGAACTCTACATACCGTGCAACTGTCTCAGGCCACGTCTCTCTACGCTGGGCTTCAGGTAAGTACCGTGCGTAACGAGACTTGTGTATATACTGCTCATAAGGCCCCATACTATCTGTCATTCTATCCTCCGTACTCTTCTATATATTTATTTTGATACCATTGTGCTTTCTTCAGGTCTTCCAGACCGTTCTTGTATTTATGTCTGTGAGTGTATTTTATCATGTTACCAAGTAAGTAGCCCTTAAACTCATCGGCACTGAGCTGCTGCTTGATATACTCTATACACTCCACACTACCGTTATTATAGTGTGCTGGACTGTTCACCACGTCGCTGTCTCTTGACTCCATAACTGATTCGTAAAACTCCTTCCTGTGTTCGTTTATAGGTTTTGAAGGGAAATAACCTTTACTTCCCTTATTACTGTATACTTTACCAGCGTCGGTTTTAACGTCTACTGAATCTCTGACAGCATCCCACTCAGCTGGTGTAGCATCGTTTATGCTGTTACGTTTTCTGTTGCCTAACGGCTTAACAGGCTTCCACTTTTTAGTAGCCCCCATAAATACCTCCTAAGTCCTCTGAAAGCTCATCAGCGTTATCCTCGATCTTGTCAACGAAACGATCAACGATGTCCCTGCTGTTGATCTCTAAAATCTCCAGCAGACTGATCTCGTCAATTGTAGCTAGCCTGTCCTTTATCTCCTCAATTGTCAGTTCCATACTTTCTCTCCAAGTAGTTCAGGCTTACTGGCATCTCATCGAAAGAGCCTTCATCCACCTCGTTTAGCATCCATACTCCTCTCCACGAGGCATTAGTTTGCGGGTTAAGGTATCCTTGGTCTTCCCTGTAAAAGATACCACCAAATAGACCAGTGACAGACTTACCATCAGCCCGTCGAGCGTAGGCGATGTCACGATCTTGTACATGCCCCATGACACAGCTGACCATCTTCTTAGTTACCATAGCTCTAGCGCTGCTGACAGGCCTGCCCATGACGCCACTGGTAAAGTAGTGGCTGTAGCAAACACCGTTAATCATAGCAACCTCTAAGAAGGGAACCACTTCCCATCCATGCTCGATCAGGTTAAAGTCACGGTAGCTCATCAACCCGTCAAGCTCAGGCTGCTTCTCAATAGCTCGTTGTATACGCTCCTCGTGGTTGCCTAACAGGAACACCATACGAGGCTTCCATACTTTGTGCTTGTTGGTACGTAGGCGGCTCTGCTCAGCCTTGATAGGAGCCATAAACACGTCCATAGCCTCGTTGCCAGATTCAACGTCAGCCATATAGCGACGTCCTTCAAACGACTTAGTACCCTTGTCATAACTAGACAGGGAAGGCATGTCCCAGTGATCGCCTAAATGCACAATCACGTCAGGTTTATGTTTAACGGCATATTCAGCTGCCCACTTTAAATGGCGAGTATCGCTGCCCGGCTTTACTTGGGTGTCGGGAATAATGAAGTGTTTAGTCATTTACGTTTACTCCGTTCTAATTTAGTCTTGGCTTTATGACAGTCACTACAAAGAACTTGTAGCCCGTCCTCCTCGCAGAAGAGACGCTCACAGAACCCAGCTAAGTCGTCATATTTCTTCAACGACCCTGCTGGCTCTATGTGGTCTACCTGAGTCTCCTTACCCATAAACCAGCCCTCACACTCTGCACACTGGTACTCGTACTTGTGTCGCTTACCTGTCACTGTACGCTCAGCCTTCTTCTTAGCCTGAAACTTAACAGGGTAACGAGAGTAGGCCTGTCGTAACGCAGAGCGTATGAATTGCCAGTACCTAGACTCTGTCCATGTGTTACCTGCTCTAGTGCGTGGTACTAACTGGCGAGGCATACCAGACCTCCTCGTGGTCACGCTCGTCGTAAGGAACCCATAACTGACCAGCGTACCTCCTGAGCCACACTAGCCTAGCGTTCTCTAACGCCCTGTCATAGCCTAACTGGTCTATACAGATGTCCCACATATCAGACTCCTTTTGACAACCGTCTATCAGCTCTCCTGCAGCTGCTGGGCCTAAGCCATCAACGCCTATTATGTTGTCGATGCTGTCACCTATTAGAATCTGTTTATAGAAGTTTTTAAGACCTGTCTCCTCGTCAATATAGTATTCCTTCCTTTTAAGGAAATTGTAGTGCGCTCCCGGTACTTGATCGAAGTCCTTGTCGATGCTAACAATCACAGGGAAGTAACCCTCGATGCTAGAGGCTTCACAAGCTGCAATAGCTATGGCGTCGTCAGCCTCCTCCCCGTCCGACACTAAAGCCTCCCACTCGTCTATCAGATGTTGTCTGACCTTCTGTAGGTGTCTAGGCTTTGGTTTCTTGGCTCTGTTGCCTTTGTAGGGAGCAGTGACAGCTATGTCCTTTCGGAAGTTCCCCTTACCTGTTAAATACAGCTGATAATCAAAACCCATGCCCTCATAAGTGAGCAACAGCCCTGCGACAAAACTGTCACAGGACTGCAGCGCAAAAGAGATGTCGTTCTCTTCCTCACAGGCACAAGCAATGCGATAAGCAATGATGTCGCCGTCAATGAGAAGCATCAGAGAGCTGCTTCCATATCAAACTCAGCACCACCCACATTAGGTTCGTACACGTTCAGGTCTGTTACAACCATCTTGAGCAGCGATGGGCTGCGTCCCTGCCGAGACTGGAACGCCCAGTCGTAATGTCCTACGACAGCCTTAGCCTTAGAGTCGTTACCTACCAACGCACCGATCTCTTCCCCGTGAGTGTCGTAAGCCTTGATTGGGTTATTAGACTTAACCGTGATAAAAGAACCACGATCATCGTCCTTGTTCTTAACAGTTATACCTCGCTCTTCTAGAGCCTTTATAGCCGCTGAAGACAAACCACCAAGATCAACTTGGTATTTATCGGACAACTCATTCTTAGACTGTAAGTTAGCCCAGTAGAGTGTAGCGTTAAGGGCAATAGGTCGTAAGTTAGTAGTCATATAGTATTCTCCTAAAGTAGACTATAGTTAATAATAAAGGTAAGATACTTTAGTAACTTTAACCCTTTATAAGTATATTATAACACGTTTATAGATATTGTCAACCCCTAGTGTGTCTCACTCCAGTTGTTACCAATCTTGTACTCACCGTCCATAGGACACCTAAGCTCCAGCTCCTCACCAGCCGCCTTGATAGCGTTTCTGAAGTGGATACCGACAGTCCTGGCGAAGTGTTGTGGTGTTTCTACCTGCACCTCGTCGTGTACGTTAGCAACAATCTTGAATGGAATGTCGTTACTCCTGAGAGTGTTGACCCCGATAAGCAGCGCCTTCTTCATCAGAGTAGCGCCACCACCTTGCAGCAAGAAGTTAAGAGCAGAGTATGCTTTCCTTATACGTATCCTACGACCATCGAGTCCCGGTAGGGAGCCGTGCTTGTCAGCAATGCTCTCGACCAAATCCTTCAGGGTCTTGAGTGAGGGTACGTTGTTCAGAAAGTCACGCTTCAACTTCTTACCATGTGTTGCTCCCTTGCCAGCTATAGCGCCTATCTTAGCGTCGCCTGCGCCATACAAGAAAGCGTAGATAAATGTCTTAGCCTGATCTCTAGTATCAAGACCAGCAGCTTTCTGGTTGTCACTGTGTATGTCACCCTGAAGGATAGCATTGACGTAGTCGTCGTCCTTCATGTAGTGAGCAAGCATACGTAACTCCAGACCGCTAGCATCAACACCGACCAGTGAGTTACCTTCCTCGACTGACCAGCACTTA